TTTTAAAAATTGAATTTGGTCCCTTTTGGAAAACGGTTGTGCATTGCTAGATTTTGCAGCATCAGTAAATTTAATGTTCCACCGGGAAAATACTTCAGAGATAGTAACAAAATTAAATTCATCACAAACTTCATCAGTAACAGTACAAACAACATCATCACCATAAGTTATGGGTCTGACGTTTTGGAAAAAATCTGTTCTCCCAGTTGTTGCGTTATATGCAGCAATAAATCTAAAAACATTTACTATACAATTAATAATAACTGTTAGTGGGTTGCCTGAAGGATTCCCACCCATAAATGAGAGGACTGATCCATCATAGTCAATAACTGCTTGAACCATATCTTCCTTTATAGCTTGCATCACTGTTATATCCTCATCAGAGAAATAACCAAAATGGACTGAAATGGCGATAAGAAAGTCCATAGCCCTTGCTACTTCAAGTCTACTCATGCCTTTATCAAAGGCAGAATAATCTCCATCCAACCAATTTGGAAACTCACTTAGGTAGGATGTCAATTCATGCCATTCACAAGAACTAGCATTTATTCCGACTGCTAAACAAAATATATATGGATTTTCTTGTAGCAGCTTTACAATAGGAATAAAATATTCCCTTACAATCATAATGAAAGGAAAAGATGCTGCCATAAAAACTCTCGTTTTACCAGCTTGTGCTTTCTCCAACGTAACCGCTTCATCCTTTAATGTAGCTTTAAACACAGCATGTGCACGCTGGGACTGTTTATATAAATCCAACATGACCTTCCTATCTTCCATTATCTCGTCAGTGGGGATAACCCCATTGGGATAAATGTCACTAATCCAATCTTCCAAATAATAAAGTTTACTCCTATTGTAAGGAAACCCTGCTGATGTTGATCTGTTAATCCCATCAAAGAATCTAATTTGAGGTTTTCCATTAACCGCCATAATAGGTGGCATAGGCTTCAAATAATCAATCTTCAAATTTTCAGGGAAAGATTCTACAACATGTTCTAAAAACAAGGTTGCTGCCAAATCAACAAAATCTCGCGTTATAATTGTTGGATTTGTATACTGCCGAAGCGCAATATTAAAAGGTTTCCAGGTCATATCAGGTTTTGTATATTGTTTTTTAATAAAAGGCTTCACTTCTTCACACAATGGTGTAAATTCAACTAACGAGTTCGCAGAGCTTCTAGTCTCCGTTGTTCCATAATATACATAATTTTTTGGACATTCCAAAAAATCTAAATGAGACCTAGTTGCTGATGTTGCCTTAAAAGAGCTCTTCTT